TTGGTGCTGTATCGCAACAGCGCATCACCTGCCGCTAGCGACAACCTCGGCAACCTTGAGTTCCGTGGCGAGAACTCCGGCGGCACGACGCACGCCTACGCCCAGGTCAGCGCACAGATCCAGACCGTCACCGACGGCGCTGAGGATGGTGTTCTTGATCTGATGACAGCCTCGGGTGGTACGACTGCAAGCCGTTTGCGTCTGTATGGCTCGTTCATCGGCATCGGTGAAACCACGCCGACACAGCCGCTGCATCTGACGACCAGCTCAGCGGGTACGCAAATCCAGTCGGAATGTACAGCTGACTCAGCATCTTCCGGTGGCGACATCGTTCTGTTCCATCGCCGTGGCGCGTCTGGTGTTGGTCAGGACAATGACGTTCTTAGCACCGTGTTTTTCCGGGGCAAGAACGACAACAGCACGCCGGAAGAGCTGAACTACTGCGCGATTGAGGGCAGCATCAGCGATGCGACCGACGAATCAGAAGACGGCGCACTGAAGTTCAAGGTCGAAAAGGCCGGCGTGCTTTCCACGCAGCTTGAGGTCAGCGGGGCGAACATCGGTTTCTTTGGTGCGACGGCTGCTGCACAGTCCGCGCACGTTGCAGACATCACGACGACGGCAACCAGCGGCACATTGCCAACAGCAAACGGCACTGTGACGATCGCCGATGCGGCGTCACCGACGAACGCTGAGTTGCTTGAGTATTGCGTCGAGCTTGAGGCAAAGGTCGAAGCTCTCCTAGCCTTCGCGAGTGCTCATGGCTTGATGGCCTCTAGCTGATGCAACGACCTGACCCGATGATCTGCGCCACTTACGGGGCGACCGATACCGTCGCGAATAGCAACCGCCAAGCATGGATGGAGGAGCTTTTTCACTTGGATGGCCGAGACATGGTTTCACACCCAATGCACGGTCTATTCACCGGCTTGGCGCATAAGTACCGCAATCTGGAGTCAACTGACGGTTACTGATGGCCAAGTCACTCAACGGCCAAACATTTGTTGTCGGTAAACCGAAACGGACCACGCAAGGAAATGGTCAACACTCCCGCCCAAAAAAGGGCCGCAAGAAGTACCGTGGCCAGGGAAAACGCTAATTCTTCTAATGATCAAGCGTCTTGTTTTTGGTGTAGCCGCTGGCGCACTTGCCTTGGCTCCCCTCTCTGCCCGCGCAGATTGGTACATCAATCCTGAGGCTAACGTCGGTGCGACTGGTGCCAATGGCGTTGGCGGTGCTGATGTAGATCTGCACGTCGGGATCGAAGGCAATGGTGCTTACGCCCAAATCGGCCCCATGATCCGGGTTCCTGACACCGGCACCGACACTGAGGTGGGCATCAGCGGGAAGGCTGGTTACGGCTTCGGCCCTGGCTACACCGAGCTGTCATTTGCCACTATCGATTCCGACACCAGCTTCAACCTCAAAGTTGGCGGCAAATTTGACCTCTGAGCTATAACTCAGAAGTCTCCTCACACAGACGGCAAGAGGCTCCCGTACTTGTGCAGAGCACGGGGGCTTTTTGTTTGCCCCGACAACTATGCAAAAGCTTTTCAACGTAATGTCCGTCGCATCCTTTGTGATGTCAGCGGGCATGATCGCTGGATCAGTGTTGATGTACACCCGCATCCCATCACTGACCAAGCTTTACATCAGTGAGCTGAAACTTGAACTGACCCAAATGCTCACCGACATGGTGCCTGGTCAGATTGATCAAGCGATGCCAGAGTTGCCGACCAGCACTGGTCCAGCTGTGCCTTTCAAGATGCCTTGACACAAGAAAACCCCCGGCGTCCCGGAGGTTCTCAAGGCTCTGTCATTCCATCAGCCAGGGCTAGAGCGACCCTTCACGCATTTCAGCGTGCCCAGACCTCAAAGTTGAGCGGTGTACGGACCTACAAGGTAGGCGGCAAGCGACGCAAAGGCCGACTGTCTCTTTGACATGCCTTTTATAGCATAATACAAATCAGATGACCATCTTGGTGCCAGTGATTGGGTCGTCCGGTATCTCCTCTCCGGTGATTGGGTCAATGGCCTTCTCGTCATGAGCTTCAGGTCCGAAGCCTTCAGCCTTGATTTTTGCCATATCAAGTTCTGGCGCGGGTGCTTGAGGTTTCTGCTCAAACGACGCCAACCATTCGCGTAGCGCGTCACCTGTAGGCGTACCTTTGGGCCACTTGACCCATTTCAGAATGGCCTTCGTATCTGTAAACGGCCTAGCCGATTTGCCTGACATTACGGTGTAAACAACAGGCGGTCCTTCACGTCTGCGGTTACGTTCAATCCACAGCTGTCCTGCTACAAACCGCTCTGACTTCATGCCGCAAATTCGTGAGATAGGTGTACGAAGAATCGGCGTGCCTGACATCTCTGTGGGTCAGCCAATCCCGCCCCCTGTTTTACCAACGGCTCCACCGGTTACGTCTGCAAAGTATCCAGTGATTGAAATGCCTGGATGCGTGCGTGCGCGCATAGCCAAGGGCAGCGGTGTTCAAACGTTTGAGGATGACCCACGCGGCAACGTCACGCTGTGCGATGGGGCGGTTCCTGTTTATGACGCGCCGGACTACAGGCCACGCGATTTCACATGGGTGCAGCCGCCACAAGCGGAAACAAAAAAGCCGGAACCAAAAGCCCCGGCTGCGCTCCCCTCTGTTGATGTGCCGGGTCCTGGTCCCGACAGTCCAAGATTGCCACCAAGCGCGCCATGCCCACCCTTTGGCGCGAAAGAAATCGGATCGTTTAACAAATTAGGAACAGAAGTCCTGGCGGGTTATGAGCTGCAGGGCGGCAAGTGCGTAAAGCTTTGGGACCCTGTGCCTGTTGGCCAGGTAGTGAACAACTATGTGCCTGATGTTGGCCCGACCGTATCAGTCGCGGTGACTGCCGCATTTGCCACTACTGCCGCCATCTTGAGCAAGCCGATTGCATCAGTGCTGCAAAAGCTCGCCAAGCCGATCACGAAGAAGGTCGTGAAGAAGCTGCTTTTGAAAAAGGAGAAACCGGTATCTTTACGGGAGCGGATCCTGGCGCAACGAGATCGGAATCGCGCACTAATGGCTTTACGTCGGGCTGTGGGTAAGTGATGGCGTGGGTGTGGCCTTCCACAGGGATCGGCTTGAGAACTACATCTGCACAGATTGCTTTGAACGGGCTGTTGTCCGACCAGCCGTAACCTTCCCGGATTGCCTGCGCGCAAGCCTTCAAACGCCCCATCTCGTAATTCAATCTTTTATCGGCAAGGCTCTGTTCGTACAGCGCGACTTGCTTCTCCGCCGCTTTCAGGCACTGGTTAATAGCCCGACGATCTAACGGCACTGAGATAGTGGCAGTGATGCCAAAATTGTTGCTGTAGTTGCTGCGATAGCCCGTCCGCATTGGCTTCATGAACAGGACCTTCCCAGGATTGTCGGGGATTCCATCTGGCCCGTCCAAGCCAGTCTCTGGGTCTTTCAGGCCGTAATTATCGCTGTTGTCATAGACAGGCTCCTCGTAATACTCATTGTTGGGCCTCCCAAAAGAGTGGACGCCGGACAGGAATGGAGAGATGTTTAGCGTTGCTCCGTCGCACTGAATCCCAGATCCGAAGCTGAATTTTTGGTACTGACCTGGAGTGACCTGCACAGCTTGGTTGACCACTGAGCCACTGCTATTGCTCACGGGCGATGCAGTTGCGCTCACCTGTGCAGAGGCAGGTGTGCTGTAGATCAAACCGAGCAGCAGTGCAGTTGCTGTCGCTCTCATTGGCTAAACGTGCTGGTGGAGTCGGTCACGCTTTCAATGATGGTTTCTCTGTCAATAGTCACTTTCTCAATCAGGCCAGGGCCTTGGTACGTCTCCGCGAACTGAAAAGCAGCACCCGGCGTTGACTGCACCCAGCTGCTGCGATTGGAAAGGTCTAAGCCCGTGCCACTCAAAGACGGGTTCACATTGCCGCCGCTCGGCTCAACTCCACTGCCGCTGACTGTGTACTCCCAGCCAGTGCGGTGTGACTCCGAGACGATGTTCTCTTTCACGATTGTCTTCGTCTCTGTGTGGGTCGAGACAACTCCCTGCGAAAAATTCGGGACCACTGGCACTGCTGCCGCTGGTGATGCCAAGAGCAGCAAAAGCGCACTAGCGGCTTTGCAGTTCACTGATCACCTGCCCGATGGCGCTGGTGTTTGCTCCACCTGCCGTCACGGTGATGGTTCCTGCTGTGGTCAGTGTGCCCGCGAGCGTTGAAGCGGTGCCCGCAGACTCGGAGGTAACGTCTCCGAAGGCTGGCACTTCGCCGACAGTCGGTGCGCTTGTTGGGATGGTGTCGCCGACGGTGTAGCTGTTGGAAAAGCTGAAAGCGTTGCCGTCAGTGGCCTGCGATGCGGTCACCGTGGTTAATGCTCCAACGCCAGCGGTGTGAGCGCCCAGGCCACCGATGACTCCTGCGGTGCTTCCGTCTGTTGTATCGACTCCGCTGCCGCTGATGCTGTAGCTGTTGCCAACCCGAACGGCACGGGTTGAAGCACCTCCGACATCGAGCTGGACGCTGCTACTGATTCGGTGGGTGAGATCAGCACGGGCAGGCAATGCAGCCGCCAATGTGACTCCCAATACCAAAAGTGTGCGGGTCATTTGATGCCGACTTTGGTGTCTTTGTTGTCTACGATAACGCCGTTGTCCTCTTTCTTTTTCTTACCAAGCTTGCCCAGAGCTGGGGAGTAAGAAGCTGCGGTCCCCGTAAGCAACGACGCCGGGAAAGTTGGATCGACGGCTTGGGAAAAGATGCCCAGATAGTTTGCGGTAAGGATGCCCATTGACCACAGCAGGATGGTCACGCGCACAACATCGCCTAGCCAGGAGTGTTGCTGTTCGTCCTGATCCTCTACCTTTGCTTGTGGAGTTTCTGCCATTACGCAACAGAGCTACGCTTTAAGGGTAACGATCAGGCCCACCCATGCTGCTACTGATCCGCCCAATCCTGTTCCGTTTCTTGCAATCGGAAGGGGTAAAAAAGTTAGTGGTCGATCTTTTGACCGCCTACGCCGAATCAACCGAATCACAAATCGACGACCAGGTTGTGTCCTTCGTCGTCAAATCCATGTACCCGGAGACCCGTGTTGAGAAATGAAGCTGTCCGCCTTTTCCGTGACGGGCTGGTTCGTTGCAGGCGGCGCGGTCATGTTGCTGTTGTGCAGCTCCATGCTGGTGTTCGTCGCCGGATATACGGCTGGCGAGAGCGTTTGTTCCCAGTCATCATCAAACCGTCTTTAGGTTTTTTGGGTGTGCTGAGTCTGCTGCCCTTTTTCCAGCATTTCAGAAGTGACTCGCCCTATCACTTGGCTGGCGTTGCAGCCTTACAGGAAGCCATGCCTTCTAGCCTTCTCCAGGAGGACAGTGAGTGGTTCGAGGCGTGGCGGGCTGCAGGCATTGACCAGGAGGTCTTTGTTCCCTACTTCCGGCAGCTCGACAACGGACCAGATGGATGGCGTGATTGTTTCGCCTCCTCCGCCGCCATGCTCGCAGCCAGCGCCGGTCTGGTCCATTCAGATAACGAGTACATCTACCACCTGGCCCGTTTCGGCGATACCACCAGCGTCAACGCGCAGATCCGCACCCTCAGGTTTTTGGGACTGGATGCGGTCTTCACTCAGGAGGGCACTCCGGAGATGATCGAGGAGGCCATATCCCGTGGCTCTGCCGTTCTAGTGGGCTGGTATCACGAAGGCGATTTGACCCGAGGTGAGCCACCAATGTGCTCCGGCACCACTTGCGGTCACTGGTCCGTGATCACAGGGTTCCAGGGCAAACACAGCCCGGTCGGAGATCAGTATTACGTCATGCACGATCCGATGGGCTTTCCTCTCATAGAAAAAGGAGGCCATGACCGTTCACGGTCTGGCAAGTCAGTGCAGATCCGTCAGTCCGAGTTCAACCACCGCTGGCTGATTGAAGGCGAAGCCTCGGGCTGGATGATTTTTATTGATGGCTGATAGCCAATGGACATGCACAAAAACGGTGCTTACCATTCATGTCAAAAGATTCTGTAACAATCCGATGGGCTGGTCCGACTGGATGGTTGTGAGTCAAAGCCTTGAGGAGGAGCTGGAGGTTGAGCGCAGCGTCCGCGAAGTAAAAAACTGCACGGACGAAGAAACGCTTAAAACCCTCTGCACAAGCTTGGTTCGCCAGAATTTTCACCAAAGCAAATTGCTGAGTCAAGCCGTCGGGCGCATCGGAGAACTGGATGCCATGGTTGCTTGCTCGGACTTCTGAGTAAGGCACTCCAGCACGCTTGCCTTTACCGCAAACTCAGAGCGCCAAGTTTCCGCAGATCTCCTCACGTTTTTCCAGACGATCGCTTCATCTGGAACGACGACTTCAGCTGTGGCCCAGACGTGATCGCAAGCTTTGCATTTGCGCCGACGGCTTATTGCGTCGGGGGTTGTGTGCCTTGACTCCAGCACGGAGATCCATGTGGTGTTGCACTTGGGGCATTGCATCAGAACGAGCAGGGGATGACTACGGAATCGATGGAGAACAGCTTCTTCAGCTGGCGGCGTGCAAATTCAGCCTTGATCGGGGCGCTGTAGCTGCAGGCGTCTTCGCGCCGATTGGTGACCATAAGGCGCTGCGGGCCTACTTCGTAGAGCGCCGCAAGGTAGGCAGGCTCAGCCTGGTCAGTCTTGAGAATGTAGCGCACGGGCTTCGTCAAATTTTTCCTGGCGCTTCTGTTTAGCGGTTTCCTTGGCCTGGGCATCCTTTTCCACTGCATCTATAT